TGTTCTTCTGTAAGTTCTTCAGCTACTACAATATAGACCTCCTTTAGCCCAGCTTCTTTACAGGCCTTTAGCCTCATATTACCGCCTAGTACAATCATATCCTGATTTACTACTATTGGCCTTAATTTTAACATTTCCGGGAATTCCTTAATGCTCGCTACTAACCTGTTAAACTTATTATCTCTAATAAATCTAGGGTTAGATTTGTTCATCTTAACCTTACTAATCTTTACTAATTGTGAATTCATACCCTCTTTTTTATGTGTATAATATGTATAATGTTTTACAAATGTATAATAAATTTTTAATTTTCACAATAACGCGAATAAAGGAAGCTATACAGCTCCCATATTTTATTAGAAGCTATCTTCTGATTTTTATATGTCTTAGTAGACCTAGTAATATTCCCATTGTCGTTAATCTCTATATAGATATGCTGACCTATAGGTACTATATATATCTTGATACCATTATTGAAGCACCAGCTCTGGTGTTCTAGGTTAAATCCTTGTTCCACCTGTAAGAAAATTTAATGAATAGTAAGTATATATTAAGCTCGTTAAAGTCGTATACTGTGCCCATAAATTCATCATCTTTAGGGTAATAGGTATATCCTACTAATAGGCCGTCCCAAAAGATTAGTATTTCAAAATCTTGCATTAGATAAAATTAATAAAATTTCTAGAAAGGTACGTTATTATCTCTTATTACCTTAAATTTTTTCTCTTTCTTACCTACAGGTTTATATACGCCTCCATTATAAAAATCAGGTGCTAAATCAAATTGTCCTAGTTGGCCGTTCTCCTTACGTTTGACTTTCTCTATATATACCTTTACTAAATCTGATTTGTACTCTGTTTTATTGCCTATACATCTATATACTATTATCCCATTATACGCCTTGTTAAAAAAGTCCGCAGACCCTGATATACTGTATAGATTAGGCTTCTTAAATACTCCGTCCTCGCTTTCTATCTTCTTAGGGTGTGCTATCAGGAATAAATGCGAGTTAGTTTGCTGTACAAACTGAGTAATTAAGCTCAGTTGCTTACCTATATAGCTAAAGTCCTTTTGAGCTGTGTGGTCTAGCATATTATAAGGGTCTATTACAAAGACCTTTACGCCTCTTTGTAGTACTAATTCTCTGAAGCTATCTAGTATACCTTTTAGTGTAAGGTTTTTTAAATCTATTCTAATCCAGCTGAAATATTCCTTTATAAAATCTTTAGTATTATTCAAGTCCTCTACTGTACAGTTTTTGCCGTTGATTTTATTAGCAATTCTCTTTATGTGGCCCTCATAAGGGAATGATTCAGGGCTAAATATAGCGCTCTTAAACTTATGTAGCTTTGCTATGTTTACTAATATCTGGTCCATAATATCAGATTTACCACTATTGGGAATACCGCTTAATACAGACCATTCTCCAAATGCTAGATTGAAAAAGTTGTCGCTCTCTCCTAATCCAATAGAGTAGTTTTCTATACCTGACTCAGAATATGTTAGCACCGATTGCCATACATCGTCAAGGGACAAGACACCGACAAGAGGGTAGTTTTTAGCCGTTTTAAGCACACTTCGCAGATATTCAGACCCTTTGCCTAACAGACATTCGTTTGCGTCCTTAAACTCTCCAAAATCGACATATTTACATCTGTAATATCCGAGCCTCCTAGCCAATTCATTACGTAATTTAATACCAGCTTCATCGTTATCTGTACATAATACTATCTCTTTCTTATGTTTAAAATATTCATAACAGTTGTCTAGATAAGTAAGATTTTGATTGCCTTTACTCGCACCATTAGGTACACTTACAACGCTATAAATACCGCTTTCATATAAGCTAAGAGCGTCTATCTCTCCCTCTACTATATAACAAGTTTCAGTATCTAGATTGAGATTATTAAGGCCGTAAAATATAAGTTCTGCACCTGTAACCATTTTGAAATGCTTATCTGAGGTCCTATATTTTACGTTTACTAGAGTATTGTCCCTAAAGTAGTTAAAGTTAATACAGCGCCTTTTACCGTCTACCTGAGGCATATACTCTATAGATTCGCCTATCTTCCAATACTCTAGCGTCGTAGTACTTATTCCTCTATCCTTAAACCAGCCTATTACGCGCTCATTAAGGTTAATATTTACTTTAGTAATCTCAGTATAATTATCTCGCTTAGTAATATTTACATTACCACTATAACCGCAGTGATGACAATTAAACATACCCTCCTGTACATTTACTGATAGGCTCTTATCTCTCTTGTTTTTCCTAGTGTGTGAACACTTAGGGCAATGTGTTTTCTGGTTACCTGATACATTCCGTACCTTGATACCTAACTGAAGAAACTTATCCAACATACAATAAGTACATTAGAACTAAGATAACTCCAGCGTAACTGATAGCTGTAAATATTACAGCTTCTCTGTATTTTTTATCGTTTTTCATAGTTGTAGTTTATTAATTTTCCATTTCTTACCAAGTTTGTTGAGTGTTTTCTTTAGTGGCTCATTACACTCATACCACATTTTTTTATAATAGAATCCTCTAACATAACACTTTACTAGAGGAATATCTTTATCATCATTCCTAAAGGTGTGATTTATAATCAACACTATTGATTTACCTGTGTGCCAAGAGTCCGCTATTCTCTCTAATACTAACCTTTGACCTACAGGTAATTTATTACCGCGTTTCTTTACTTCCATTAGTATTAACGCTTCATTATCAAACTCAAATACAGCGTCTATATCTGTAGGGTGCATATTTCCGTTCTCTATTCCCTCAAAGTCAATACTCTGCTTAACTTGTTTACTATTCCTTATCAGACCCATTAGTGTATTCATAGATTAAGTTATACTCATCGTCATTAAAGACGTTTCTCAGGTTATAATCATATAGCGTTACTGTTTTTGTCTTTGCACCTAATAGTAACTGATTATCTTGTTCATATGTGAAATATTTTACTATTCCTTTAATTTTGTAGTAGCATTTCGGTTTAGCTTCTATACTGTACTTATCCATAAACCTATCAATAAATTTTATATTATTCTTATCTAGGTTTCTGAGTTTCAATAGTGTTAAAAAATTTACAGACCAGAATTCATCTGTACGGAGCCTTTGGCAAACTTTATACACATCTCTCAAGTTATACTTATCCAGCCTTTCTATTCTATCTAGGCATTGATACCATTTATACCTCTGATTATCTGTAGTAGGCCTATATTTTTCAGGGAACAGAGCTATAAAATGCTCTAGGGACCTGTAAGCTGTTGAGTTAGTATCTATATTACTTATATTTTTATTATTACTTTGGTGCGGATTTTCCGTTACGGTTTTCCCGTTATCGGTTTCTAGTGTTTGTAGGTCGTTTAGATAGTAACTATATCCAGCAAATTTGCCTTTATCCTTAATAGGTGTTCTGATTAACAAGTTATGTTTTTCGAGCTCTTTTAAACGCGCGTTAATGGCGTCCCTACCCTCTTTAAAGTGATTAGTAATAAATTTTATTGTTATACTTTGCCCTACTTCGTGAGAGAATAAATAACAGTATAAGCCTGTAGCTCCAGCTGTTATACCTTTCAATCTAAAAACACTAGTAGGCACTATTGTATACCTACTAAACCTACTAGGCTTGTATATGCGGTTAGCTTCCATAAGTTATCTATTGTTATTTTCTTCTAAAGAGTTCTTTTTTCTTATCTATAAACTCTCTATAATCTTTATAATGCTTTACTAATTCGCTCATAGGTATTAGATTATCTTCATATACCTCCCAGAGAAAATCAATAAAAGCGTCAAATTCTACTCTGTTCATTTTGCCTACATACTTCATAGTGTAAGGCACATTCTCTGTACAATCAGAGGTAAATCTGATTTTCTGTGTGCCCTCATCAAAGTATATACTCTTATAATTCATCTTTAAAATATTTTCTAATGACATCTATTGTTTTATCTATATCGTTACTAACTATTGCGTACCAACCGCACTTTTTAAGCTCTTTTAGCCAATCTTCTTGTGCTTTCGTTGGTTTGTTATACTTATACTTCAGTTCTATAGCTAAACCATTGTATTTAGCGTTAGGTGTAAATACTAGTACATCTGGTATTCCAGCTGTAGCGCCTAGATATTTTAACTTATACCTTTCGAATGGCGTTCTCTTACCCTCATTTGTAGCGTGTGTTACTAACGCCTTAGGATAATGCGCTCTTATAAAGCTCATTACTGAATTTTGCATTCTATCTTCAGGCCCTAAATACTTCCAAAACGGATTACGTTTCATAGCCTTTAAAAATAAAATTATTTTTCAGAAATCAAAATCCTAATATATTTTTTTAGCTTTATTATCTCCTCAGTAATATTTTGAGCTTCATACTCTAGGTTATCATACCTAAGTTTTAGCTCCTCTAGTGTTATATTTCTAAGCTTATTGTACTTAGCGTCTAAAGCCTCTCTAATTCTATAGTATTTCAGCTTCATACCCTCACTATATCTCATCATATAGGGAAACTCTTTTAACGCGTGTAGTACTGTTGCGTGGTTTCTGTTTACTGATTTAGATATATCAGCATATTTTGTACCTAGATAACGCCTACATAACTCATAATATATTGCTCGAGCTTCTACATAATCTGTAGACCTTGAAGAAACTGATATATTTATCTTGTACTCTTTCTCTACAGCATTCATTATATCTTTCATATTATCAGAGAATTATCATCATCTATATTATCCCATATGTAACCAGGACATACGCCTGTATCCTTATAGAATTTCCAATTCTCTATTGCTTTAGTGTAAGCTACTCGACCA